AGGTAAAGATGCTTACGAAAACAATGTAATTACTTTGAATCAATACCTTCAATTGATAGACCTAAAGCCTATAACTGGTGGCGATGTATTCAAGTATGAACGTGATAAATTAATTAATCCAAATAACGACCAAAACAATGGAAACAAAGAAATTAACGCCGGAGGAAATTAAATCCATTAAGGATAAAAAGAATAAGGCTATTGCAGATCAGAAATTGATTAAAAAATAACGTCATGGAATATTACGGACAAAAAGAATTCGCAACGAAAAAAGAAATGTTTGATTTTCTCATCGAAAATAAAGATTTGCTTATTGCTCAAAAAAAATCTGCTCTTAAAACTGTCGATTGTGGTATTGTAGTTGAACCGGTTATTGTTCGTGAAAAAAATTCAACAAATAAAGCAGAAGGTGATAATATGCCAGATGAAAAGTTCACAGAATTAAAAGCCGTGGTTATAATTAACACGACTAATCTTATGGATTCTCATTGTGACGTTCATTTACCTGGTATTTGGAATAAAAGCCTGAGAGAAAATAAAATGATTATGCACCTTCAGGAACATGAACGAGAGTTTGAAAAAGTTATTGCTGATGGTAAAGAATTAAAAGCCTATACCAAAACATTTACATGGGCTGAATTGGGTTATAATTATGCCGGAAGTACTGAAGCTTTGGTTTTTGAATCAACCGTATTAAAGAAACGAAATGAGTTCATGTTCAACCAATACATAAATGGTTGGGTTAAGAATCATTCGGTCGGTATGTATTACGTCAAAATGGATATGGCTATCAATGACAAAGACTATCCAAACGAATATACAGCATGGGAAAAGTATTATCCAATGATCGCCAATAAAGAAAAAGCTGATGAAAAAGGGTTTTTCTGGTATGTTTTGGAGGCTAAATGTATGGAAGGATCAGCCGTGGTATTGGGTAGTAACTTTGCCACACCAACAATAAGTACAGAAACAAAAAATAATCAGCCGGAGCAATCCACTGAAAAAACAATAGAGCCGGAAGTTGTTTCCACTCAAAACACACAAAAGGATTTTTATTTACAACTTTTAAAAACACGTTAAAAATGGAAAAAATTTGGATGAAAAGCGGAGTTTTTAGCAAATTGGACGATGAACAGATGAAAGGTCTGTCAACCGAACAATTAGCTGCATATACTGCCGACTTACAGAAATCTCAAACCGATACGCTTATCGCAGATTTTGAGAAGAAAATGGACGAAAAAACTAAAGGTTTCCTTACCGAAGCCGAAGTATCCAAAATCAAAAACGATTTTGCCGAGCAAATTAAAGGACTTCCGGTTGATGCACTGAAAAAGTACACAGAAACAATCGAAAAGCTTCAGACCGAAGTTAAAGATGTTACTACCCTTGCAAACGAAATCAAAGAAATTGCAAGAAAACAAGGCGTTGCCATGAAAGAAATGGGCGAAGCTAAAATACCTGACGTTCGTAGAAAAGCTTCTCGCAAAGATCAGATTAAAGCCCTTATCACTAACGCTCTTTGCTCTGCCGAATTTAAGGCATTCGAAGGCCGTGGTTTTAATGGAGCATCAAACAAAATGTTCCTTGACCAGTCTGGAGAAAAAGTACAGTTAAAAGACGTTGCCACAAAAGCAACTGTTGATATGTCAAGCCATACCGGTACTGTAATGATCAGTGAAGTTTCTCAGATTGTTCGTGACGATGCACCTACCCGTATGTCACACGTTCGCGATATTTTGAATATCGGAATGACGGATCAGGCTCAGATTGTTGCCGGACAGGTTTACGATTTCTCGGATGCCCTTACTTTAGGTGCTGTTATGCTTGCTGAAAACGGACAAGCTCCTGAAAGTGTTTTCAAATCAAAAGAAAATACCTGGGGATTAAAACGTATTGCTAATTCAATGCGAATTTCAAAACGCGAAATCAGAACCAACGGTTTACAATGGGTTATTGACAAAGTTTTGGCAAAACTTCCTGATGCAACATTGTTTGTTGAAGATGTTCAGTTACTTTTCGGTGATGGAACTGGAAATAACGTAAAAGGATTGGCCGCTGATGCACAGGCATTCAGTTTAACTCCAAATACATACGCTGCCGGGGCTATTGCAAGCGTAGCAACCTACAAATCTGGCGCACAGGCATTGGTAACATTTGCCGCTGTTCATGGATTGAAAAACGGCGACAATCTGACACTTGCTGCCGCTACCGCTGCCGGATACAACGCAACCCATACGTCTGTTGAGGTAGTTAATACCAAACAGGCTATTATTGATGTTGCTTACGTTGCCGAAGCTGATACTTCCGCATGGACAGGAAGCTCTTCTTCTCCATTCTATCACGCTATCGAAGATGCACAGGAATACGATGTTCTGGCTATCGTAGATGCCACCCTTGAAGCTGGTGAATATTCATTGTCTGCTCACGTTATCCACCCATCACAAGCAACCCAAATGGGATTGCTGAAAGATTCTTTGGGTAACTACCTGAATATCTCAAAAGATGGTAACGGTAAGATTACTGGGGTGAATGGGAAGCCAATTATCCAGACAACTGCAATGCCTTACGGTAAATTCCTTTCTGGTGACTTCACACGTAACGGTGTTGAATTGAAAGAATTCACCCCTCTGAACATCCAATTTGTGGAAGATGTCGAAACTGTACAGAAAAATGAAATCGTAGTTGTTATTGAGGAAGAAATCATTTTCCCAATCTATAACCCTTACTGGTTCATTTTCGGTAAATTTTCAACTGCAAAATCAGCACTTAACGAAATTTAATTTTATCTACCATGAAAAAGTTAATTATCATTTTATTTGCATTTGCCTTACTTTTGGGTTCGGCAAATACCGTTAAGTCTCAGGTTGAAAATAGCTATATTTCATTTACGGCCACTTCAACATCTGGAACTGCCACAAGTTATCTGGTTATTCCATCGGCTGCCCCTATTACGAAGAACTTTGCAGTTACTATCTTGGTTGTTCCGGTTAATACTTCCGGCACGGCTACGGTTACAGCAATGCCTCAGTATTCGTTTGACGGCACTAATTGGTACGACCTTCAGGCAAGTGCTGATACTGTAAATAATGCCGGAACTGTTGCCATTAAAAGCTATTTCTATACGGATGCCTACGGTAGATATTATCGGGTAAAGTTAGTAAGTTCAGGAACGGGGGTTACGGCATTCACCGGTAAGTTTGGACTCAAAAAGCCTAATCTATAATGGCAAAGTTAATCATCATAGGAAATACGTCTCAGTTACGCAAAATACAAAAGGCTCAAAGGTCTTTAGTAGCCCGTAGTATTGTTTCGTGTTTTCTTGAAGAAGATAATAAAGAACAGGAGAGTAATTTTAGCTCTCCTGTATCTGAAGCTTTGCCAGAAGTTGATCAGGAGCAGATTAATGAAGAAATCGAGGCGAAAGAAGAATCTGTAATTGAGGATCAGGCTCAGTCCGATGAGGTTGAAGAAACTAAAGTTGAACAGCCTGAAATAAAACAGCAAGTTCCGGCAAGTCCAAAGGTTGAAAAGCCAAAATCAAAAGGCAGACCAAAAGTTAAAAAGTAAGTAATGGCAAATATTATTGACTATACATATTTCATTAACGAAATCAGCATTCCGATACAGTCAAGGGCTGAATTAAACGAAGTAATCACCAATTCTATTACTTTATACGAAGATGAGGTTTTAAAACTCTTATTGGGGTATAAACTTTGGAAGGAAATGAAAGATGATTTAGCCGCATTTGAATCTGAATTATTTGAACTTCCTGAGAAATGGAATAGGTTTATAAACGGTGCTGAGTTCGAATATACGGTAAACGGTGAAACTGTTCTTGATAAATGGATCGGATTAAAAAACGCATCCAAAATATCATTAATAGCCAATTACGTTTATTTCTTTCATCGTCGAAATAATGTTAGTCAAAATAATGGCATAGGTGAAACCGTTGCAAGTGCCGAAAATTCAACCATAGTCAGTCCTTACGCTAAATGTGTAAACGCATGGAATAAGATGATTGATATGTACGGTGAGCTTGATTGTTACGGTAATCCATTACCCTTTCCATCCGCTTACAACTTTTTAACTGCAAACATCGCTGATTATCCTGATTGGAAATTTACCCAACTGGAAAAGATTAAATCACCTTTTAGAATGTGGACGTAATGGTTGAAAAAGTAGTTAACACGCAAATTACAAATATTGTTGATGTTGTTGAAAGGATAGTTGATAAAGTTCGAATAGAGTATGATCCTACCAATAACGAACAACCTTATTGGCTGCATGGACACCCTTTGGAAATTATTAACACATTAAAAGAATACACAAGCATTCCGTCATTGAATAGTAAAAAGTTTCCATTAATAGCCTTATTTGAGGATATAAACGATAAAGGTGCTGAAGGTCTATTTTCAAACCAAGCTCTTTTAAACATCGTTTTTATCACCGATACCGATAAAAACTATAAGGCTGATGATAGGTACGAAAAAACTTTCAATGAGATTTTAACACCGATTTTTGATCTGTTCGTCAAACATTTTAAAGCTTCAGGGGAAGTATTTACCGTAAAGAGATCATTAAAGCCCGGAAAAGTAAATCATTTATTTTGGGGAAGAAAAGGTCTATACGGAAATGATGCTAACTTTTTTGCCGATGCCATTGATGCAATAGAAATTGAAAATCTTGATTTTAAAGTTTACAGAAAATAAAAAAGTTTATAATTATGCCAGTACAAAAAATTGTTTCAAACAGCTACGATTCTCTTGGAACAAGGGGAACTCGTAAAGACAATGAAATGACTGCCGAAGTTGGGTTGTGGCTTGCTACTCCTGATTTTGCTCCTACGCCTGCACAATTAGCCACAGAAGATTACATTGATGCGGCTATTAAAGCAGAACAGTTATTTCCTATTCCAAATGTTGATGGTTACGAAGTTCAGAATGCCGAAGATAAGATTTATGAATCTTCAAGCATGAACAGAAAAGTTTTGAAACGTGGTAAACGTAGAAAAACCTATCAGCTTGACATTCCATTATCCGTTCACCGTGCCTTGCAGTCTTTCAATAACGGAGATTTGCGACAGTATCGTATCCATGATGATGGTAAAATTTCATTCACATTATCAGCCGGAAAAGCATTGGGTTTCACAACCTCAATGATCAATACCGGGATGATGAAAGATGTTCCTTCCGACGGTTCAACACCTGCATTTACACCTGTAATGATCGACCTTTCAAATTGGAGAGAATGGGATATTAACGGTGAGTTTATCGTTCCTACGTGGGAAGCTGCCGGAAAAGAAGGTTTAATTCCTGTTACTTTGGCAGTTGTTGGTACTCCTTCGGCAACTTCAGTAAAATTCAAAGTTTACGCTGCTGACGGTTACGACGAAGCTGGATTGGTAAAAGAAACCCTTATCAAAGGGATTTTGATTGCTGACGTATCGTTTAAGAAAACAAATGGCGATGCTCAGGCTACTTACACAATGGTAGATAACGCCGATGGAACTTACACTTTGTCTGGAACTGGTTTTGTTACCGGAACTGTTAATCTTGTTGCTCCTTCCGCAATGGTATCAGAAGGGTTACTGATTAAATCCGATGGTGCTACTACTGTAACAATCGCTTAATAAAAAGGGGATTCAGTTCCCCTTTTTCATATCTCTATTATGGACTTGATTAAATTTCAACGTAATTGTCGAATAAATTCATGGCATATTTTAATGCCAATAATTGAAAAACATTTAGGATTCATTGAAAACTTAAACAAGGCTCAATTACTTAAAGGTTTAACGTCTGATAATAGCAAAACACCGTCTTATAGTGGTTCGCCTGCATCTGAAATATATGTTGATGATAAAATTGAAAGAGGTGCATATAATCAATCAATTTATCCGGCTGTAAACCTTTATAATACTGGTGATTTTTATCGAGGAATAAAAGCCAGAGTAGCAACATTCGGGATAGAAATTGAATCTTTTGATCCAAAGGCAAGTGAACTAGAATCTGAATACGGTTCAAACATTTATGGTCTTACCGATGAATCATTAGAAAAGTTTACGAACTCAATCGTTGATGAATTTATCGAAGCAATTTATAAACAACTAGCAAAAGAATAAAAAGATGGAACTGAACGGACACGAACTTGAAATGAGATATGTAAATGACATTACGGTTATTAGGCAATGCAAGGAAAATAAGGTTGCTGGTGCATTATTCGCCATAACCGTACGCAAATGTAAGTCAAGGCTAAAAGAAAGGCTCGAACGCCTTGAAAAAAGCTTTAGTGATGGTTTCATTGATAAAGAAGCCTATAAGATTTGGAAACAAATGATAACCGAAGTAATTTAAAATATTATGGCAGTAAACATTCATTTACGCAATATTGACCATGTTGTCATACTTGCACAGTCAGAGGCACAAAAAACACAAGCTAATCAAGTAATTTACAAAACTAAAGACGAACAGCATTATGACATCTATAAGTTTGTTCAGGAAAAAGGATTCAAAGGCATTCCAGTTAGAGTTGTACGATACACCAGAGAAGATAAGCATGAAACTGTTTTACAAGATTCTGGAAACAAACAACCTGTTACTACTGGCAAAAAATCAGGATCGAGTAAAACCGGAAAACCACGAACAACTTAACGCTGTTTGGCTCGACTTGCTTGATTTCTATTATCGTTCGACAAATAAACAATCTTGGGAAAACTTTCTCAGAAACTTAAAGGCAACCGTTAAGATAAAAAATGAGATTGTAAGTTGTACCGCTGCCTTTGAATTATTTAAGTTAAATGATGATCGAGGCCTTGAATACTTAAAACAATTTGGTATTAAGTCAACAAACGAAGAAGGCATAAATGCTGCAATACTAGCCAAAGAAACAAAACTTGAACTTGCTGAAAATAAACTGATAAAAAAAGAACAAGGTGAGGCTTTTAATATGTATCGATTGATGGCAGACTTAAAAGTTTCTCACAATTTAACCGTTGATGTTGAAAGTACTTGTTTGGCTGAATGGGTTGAAATACTCAAAAGAATAGCCGAAAAAAACAGATTAGAACAAGAGGCTCGTAATAATAATAAAAATAAGCGCAATGGCCGGAATATTATCAGCAGATAGGATAGTTGAAAGTGAAAAGATTAATCAAAAACTTCAGTCAATTGGACAAGAAGTGTCCAAACTTATTACTGCATTTGATAAAGTTGCTGAATCAGGAGATAAACTTGCCAAATCATTAGGTGGTGCTGATAACCTAAACAAAATAATCAAGGCTTCAAAAGATACCGCTAAAGCCACAGAAGAACTTACATACAATCAGGCTGAACTTGCAAAACAACATCAAGAATTAGGTAAAGTAACTGCTAAACTTGAAGAAATTGAAAGTAAATACAATAAAGAAACAATTAAGTCGAAAGAACTTATTAAGCAAAAAAATGCTGCAATAAAAGAAGAAATTACCGGAGAAAAAGCTTCAGCAGAAGCAAAGAAAAAGGCCGCTGAAGCTTCAAAACAAAAAGCTATTGAGGATAAAAAAGCTGCACAAGCCACTAAATTAGCAGCGCAAGAAGAAAAACTAAAACTAGCAGTTCAGGCACAATCGGAAGGTTCAATAAAAAGATTACAGGCAGAAAATCAACTTCATGCTTTTACTATAAGAAATAAACTTAATCCGGCTATTGCCTCTGAACGAGCTGAAATATTAAGACTAAACCAAGTTATAGGCACAAATAAAGATGCCATTGCTGATATGCAGCGTAAAAATGTTACTGCATGGCAAAGAGTTACTCAGGCCGTTTGGCAACATTTAGCGGCTTATGTTGGATTTACTCAGTTGATACAAATTATTAAAAATGTATTTGCTTTAACCAGAGAGCTTGATTCATTGAGTTTTTCAATGAAAACAGTTATAAAAGATCAAAAAGAATTAGCTCAAACACAACAATTTTTAGCTGATACCGCTCAAAATTATGGACTTGATCTACTTACAATATCAGAACGATACATAAAATTTAGGGCTGCGGCTCTTCAATCAAATATAACTGCAAAACAAACAATGCAGATATTTGACTCAATGGCAAAAGCGGCTGCTGTATTGGGATTAAAAACCGATGAGGTTGGAGGGGTATTTCTTGCTTTAGAGCAAATGATTTCAAAAGGTAAGGTTACAACTGAAGAACTTCGTAGGCAGTTAGGCGAAAGATTGCCTGGTGCATTTGGTATTATGGCTGATGCTTTAGGCGTATCATTAGTACAGTTGGATAAAATGTTAAAAGCTGGAACTATACTTTCAGCAGATGCTTTACCTAAATTTGCCGTTGCATTAGAAAAAGCGTATGGTATTGAGTCTGTAAATAAAATAAATACGCTTGCAGCGGCTCAGGGTAGGCTTAAAACTTCTTGGGTTGAATTTGTTGATGAAATAAATCAAAGCCAAACATTTATTACAGTAATAAATAAAGCTACTGATGCTATTAACGATATAAGGTATGCTTTCGGTCTTACTGATGAACTTCAAAAATATTCTGCCGGATTTGATAAAACAAGTCTTGCCGTTCAAAAATTAACAAAAACTTTTGATGAATTTGGAGATGTTGGTCAGAACAGATTTAAAGATTTAAGTACCTATCAAAAATTATGGATTCAGTCGTTAGATGCTTCTGGTGTTAGTGAATCACTTGCATTAAAATTATTTGATCAATATATTGCTAAAAAAAGAATTTTATTTAGTGAGCAAGAAAAACAATCTGGCAAAACAGTTCCTTTTGACGTGAAAGGATATAAGCAGATACTTGATGATGCTCAAAGTGAATTTGAATCATTCAACACCACCAATGATAAAGATTTAAAAGAAAAAATACTTCAATCTTCATCTTACATAAAAGATGGTGTTACCGAAACAACTACCTATTTAAAAGATCAAGTTAAATTAATGAAGGATAATTCAGAAAAGGCTTATAAATCTTATGCTGAATTAGAAAAAAAGAAACAAGATATTTTAAAATTTAATAAAACTGCACCAAAAGGTAGTGAAAAGCAATTTACTAAAGAAGAACAAACAGAACTTCAGGCTCGATATGAAAATTATCAAAGCTATGTTGATGCCAGAGTAGAATTAGACAAAAGGTTAAAAAAAGATACCGTTTCAGAAAACAAAGCTGGAAAAACTAAACTTCAATTAGCCAAAGAATCAAACGAAAAAGAACTGGCTGAATTTAAGCGCAATGAACAGTTAACTTTAGCAGAACAAGCAAAAGCCTCAAATGATTTAATTGAAAATGACGATGCTTTAAAAGCTGCACTAGAAGAACAAAAATATGAATCAGACCAACGCATTATAGCCGAAGAGATAAGACTTCAGGAAGAATTATTAAAGTTGACTAAAGAAGGTTCGACTGAACGTGCATCTATTGAATCTGAAATAGAAAAACTAAAAGAAGATAAAGCTAAAAATGTAACAGACAGAACAGTTGCTTTAATTCACGATGAGATAGATGCAGGTAAAAAAGCAAAAGCACAGCAAATAAAAGATAATGAAGCTGCATCAAAAAAACTACTTTCTGATACAGAAAACGCTATTGTCACAGAACAAACTGCTGCGGTAAAAAAAGCCGGAGAAGCCATTAAGAGAGCAAAGGGAAATGCAAGAGAGACTAAAGAAATAAACGATAATTTGGCGGATGATTTACTTAAAATAGAGTTTAATCATAGAGACAAAATAAAAAACAATGATGCGTTAATTGGCGATGAAAAACAGCGAAATTCAGATAGAATAGTTGATATTGGGAAAAATCAAGCAGAAAATGAATTAAAAAGAACAACAGATACCGAAGAAGCTATATTAGATGTAAAAAAACAAATATTTAGTAAATCAGAAGAGCTTGTCAATGCCGGTTTTGATTTGATTAAACAAAGTTATGCCAATCAACTTTCGGTTGCACAGGAAACATACAATTCCGAAGTAGAAGCAGCCGGAGACAACCTCACAGAAAGGATTATTGCTGAACGCAAATTTGAAAAAGAGAAAAAAAGAATAGCAAGAAATCAGGCTATTGCCGAAAAGTTACAAGCTGCTTTTAGTATCGCATTAAGTACAGCTCAGGCTATCATTGCAGTATGGGCTAATCCATTAACTTTAGTCGGTGCGCCTGCCTTGACTGCATTAATAGCAACTTTAGGGGCGGTACAATTAGCTACTGTTCTTGCACAGCCTATTCCTGCATACTTTAAAGGTGTTGATAATGCACCAGAAACATTTATTGCCGGAGATACACCAGACGGTAAAGGCGCAACTGAATTAATACACACCAAATCAGGATTAGATGTATTAACCCCTGCAAAAGCTACTTTATTTAGTGATCCAATGTTTAAGGGGGCTAAGATTTTCCCACACGATAAAACACAGGAAATGTTAAATTCGTATGCTATTAACGGAGGTTCACAATTTATTGTTGATATGTCTGGTTCTGAAAAATATCTTAATCAGATTGCAAAAAATACTAAAAATACCGAAATAAGCGGAATAGATGAAAAAGGACGTAGATTTATTAAACGTGGATCAACTGTAACAACATATTGATATGGCAAACTTATTAGCTCAATTCAACCCACTAAGGGTATATAAAGATAAAAGATCAAGGCAGTTTGATTTAACGGCTGATATGGACATTCGTAAAACTGATTTAGTGTTTTATGAAACTGGTAAAATACCGGCTATTCAGGTTGTTTTTGATGCCGTGCCAGAAACAGATCCGGTAACCATTGAGTTACTTGACGAATTTGATAATGTTGTCGGTGATCCTTATGATATGACAGTTTCGGCACTTGATGATTATTTCAGGTGTATTTATCTGGGAAGTACTGAGGTTGGATTAACTGAAGGATATTACTCATTAAAAATTACAAATGGAACGGATGAATTTTGGACTGACATATTTTGCTTTATTGACGATCCGGCAAATTGGGAAGAAGAAACACGAACATTATTAGGTGTAAAAGTTGAAACGTCTGATATTTTGATGGGGAAAAACTATCGGTTTAATATGACCGGATTTGCGCCACAATTTTACTTAAATGCCGATGTTTTGGGGGATAAACAAGCAACTGAACAACAAGGTAACAAGCAAAGAGCCATAACTAATGTAAATTATGGTTCACGTGCTTTTCAGCGTTGTTTTGAAATAGGAGGGAATAGAGCAATATGGATGTATCTATCTGCACTTGGATTGTTACAAGGGAATGGACAAATTACATTGACTTGGTACTACGAAACTTTTATTGCTTCGGACATTTTAGTTGAAGATACCAACGAAAATACTAATGGAATGTATCAAATAAAACTTACTTTTGTTGATGAAAGCGAAACAGTATCAATGTTAAACATCTAATGGCAGTAAAATTATATATAAAGATTAACGATGGAACGGAGTTCGAAGTGTTTCCCAATAAATACGAACCGTTTGAAAAACCAATGGAAGACGGTGAACGGTTTTATCGTTATAAGTGGGGAAATATAGAATTTGAAAACAAGCCATTTTTATACAGCCAAACATCAAAGCAAGGATATTTAATTTATACCACTTTAAACGCATTACAACGATACGATGAAATTTTCATACGTTTCTATGACTTGGACAGCGATATTGAAATAAAAGGATATTGTGGGGTCGTTGATGGACAGTTTAAGAACGATAAAGTCCACAAAGTTATTACACTTACCCCTGTAGTGATTGATAGGTACACAAATTTGCTCGAAAATTACAAAGAAAAGATTGACGTACTTAATGGTGGTGACAAAAACAAAATCGTAAACGGTGACTTTGAATCATGGACAGATAATGAATCCGGGCTTCCAGATGGATGGGTTAACGGTGGTACTTACAATGTACAATGCGAAAGGCATTATATAAATGGTAGTTATGTTTGTAAATACAATGATCTTTTCGGAGCTTCATATACAAAACTCGCTCAATCGTTATTTGCAAATAAAGGCAGTAATGTGGATTTATCGTTTTACTATGCCCCATTTGTTATTCCTGAATCTGCAACGTCAAGTACCCACTCGCGGTCAATAGAAATTAAGCTTGTCGGTACTGAGGGGACAAAATATCTAAAGGATGATAACTTAGGTAACTTTGAAAATGTTTGCAAGTGGGTAGACCCGGGAGAAACAAACAGTTTTATCTACGCAAACAACGTTATTTCAATGACAGAAAGTGAAATAACTAGTTTGATATATTATCGGATATTCTCCGAGCCGTTACCTTTTTCTGGAACTGTTACCATATCATTTGTAGGCAGGGATGTTATTTCAATGGGAGTATCTGCACTTTACTTGGATAATGTTTACCTGAAGGTTAACACAACCCCATATAAAACTATTAATGTAAATTTCATTAACTCATATTTACAATCTTACCCGGCATTCACAGAATCTAATCCGTTAGCTTTAGGTGTACCTAATACTAAATGGGACGGTGCATGGACTGGTGACCATGCTTTAGATGGGTATTTTGAACTAACAACCGGAAAGCCATCTAGTAGGTTTTTGTCTGACGGAACTTACGCCCCGGTCGATGCTGATAATTTACGCCTTGGTGACTACGAAGAAATATTTGATGATCCAGGAAGTAAATACTATAAGTGCCAAATATCAGAAGTTACTATTTACCATTGCGGAATATACAACACTACATTCAGCTACAAGCACCGGATGAGGGCAACTGTTGTATTTTCAAGAGATGAGGCTAAAATAGCTGACGTATATTACACACAGCAAGACTTTGAGGATGATAAGTGTGAAGAATCAGACATAGGCGTAACTTTAGTTCCGCCTGTAAAAGACGTAGGATGGGAAAAAACACCAACGATTGAAAAAGGACTTCGCTTGTGGGTTCGCAAGCCTTTTAACGACGAAAATGATACTTTAGGTTGGTCGTTAGGCGAACAAATAAACGGTGGCAAATTTCAAAGCTACGACACAGAGCATAGGCGTACGTCTAAACGAATATATCCAGTTGATACAACCAAATCAAAAATCCTAAATACGTGCGTTGATCTTCGGGATACAATCAAAATACTATTCAATCAAACACATCCAGACTACGCAAGTAAAAATGTAATTTCCACTTTTTTTTGGAATGATTTAGAAACTGAATTTGAATCATTGCAAGGCAGTTCATCAGGGTTTAACTATGTAAGCAACAAAAAAAACTACCTTAATAATATCTCAGTACTTCATACACTTGATCTTAAAACTGAAAATACAGAAACTCAACAACAAGAAGGAACTTATAAAGTTTGTCTGTTTGACTTTTTAGAAGATTTAAAATATAGGTTTAAAGTTTATAAATATGGTCAGCTTTGTTGGTGGCTAACTGATAATTTAGACCTTCGAATTGAACATACAGCATACTTCGATAACTATTCCGATATTTACGGAAACGTTTTAAACTATACAACTCAACCAATTATTCAGGAAGATTTTCACGATGAATTTGAATATGAATCTGATCAGATGTATAAAAAAATCATGTTTGATCAGGTCAATTCGGGTTATCCAGACTTCACTGCCAATACAATTAAATTTGACCGTATAGTTTCAAATAAACGGTTTAAATTCGATGAAAACGTACTTAAAAATAAATGCGAAATAACAACAACTGATTTAAAATACTGCATTGAAAATGCAAATAGCATAGATGAGGGATTGATTTTAATAAATTATGAGCAAGTTGAAGATGAGTTTGTAGCTTCTTATGGTGATACTCAAATACAAGGAACAAAAATACTTAACGGTAACCTTTCATTATCATCTATTTTGAATAACTTTGTTACCCGGGAAGGAACTTATATTAACGGAAAGATTAATGACAAAGATGTTCTTTTCTACAATACGACTTATTCAAAAAAAGGAATTGAAATAACAGTTAAAGGAATTATATTTAATATGTTTTTTGACACAAATATAGATCGGGCAGGACTTGTTAAAAGCGTGACTCACGACTTTGAACAGCGAATTACTAAAATAAATTTGATTTATAGAATTAAGTCAGGTTTAATAGCTAAAAATGAATCTGAAGGATTAATGTACTTAAATTTAGGAATATGACAATACAAAAAGATCCTGTTGCATTAAAAAAAATTAGGGAGTTAGGAGCCTATATTTTTGTAGATTCCGGTAACCCTGTTTATATTCCTTTATCTGAATTGTTAGTACCTATTGATAGCAATAATGTTAATTTCAATAGTGCGCTTCCGAAAGTAGTTCCATTATCTGCAATTTTAGGAGGTGAGATTTCGCCACAATCACACGTTGAATCAGACATACTAACCGGATTAAGTTCTGTAAATATTTCAGTTTCGTTTAATGTGGCTTTCGATGCAGTCCCGGTAGGAAGGAAAAGCCTTTATTGTTGGAAATCAACCGGAGGTTATGACTATACATACATCCTGAAAAACATATCAATCCTAACAACCGGATTTACTTGTATTATTGAAGATGTTACCGGAGTAGCAATAACCGATTTTACTAATATATATTTTGAGTATAAATTTGAAGAAGCAACATAGCCATGAACGATCAAGATTTAATTGCAAAAAACAAGCTGCAAACAAATGGCACTTTCTTATTTAAGTCAGAGGAAATAAAACTTGACAATATTACCCCTGCCGATGGTCAGATATTAAAACGTCAGTCTGGGAAGTGGGTTAACGTTGCTGATCCCGCATTAGACCCATATACGACATTTACCTTTAACGAAGGGATATTAACACCTGCCGGAGCAATCAGGACGTACAAAGGTTCTACATTAGTCGAAACGCTAAATTTAGATTCTTACTACGTTAGTGCCACCGAATTAACAACTATTCTATCTGGATACTTAACAAACATATCATCAAAAACAGTTTGGAAAATACACCTAAATTCAGGAGGCGTTACCGGAGATGTAGCAACAAGAATAGCCGGATTAACTGAAATTACAGATTATCCGGAAGATTGGGTTTTATCGGTTGGGAGTACCGCAACAAGCTTAGTAGTAACCCATAATTTAGGGCGTGAATTATCGACTATTGCAGTATGGAGCAAAGACCAATCGACAGGAAAAAGACAAGAAATGAAAGGAGATTTGGGTTATGTGGCTCTTTATTCAGCCTCAGACCTTGATTCGTTTGAAATTGATTCATTGGCAGGAACTCCAAGGGAATTATATATTTATCCTATTTTTTATTAATGGATGCAAAAAAATACATAAATGATGTGGCATTTAGGACGTACTTTAAAAATACGACTTTAAACACTCTTGCAACAAGCAATACTCCAGCATTGTGGGATACAACCATTTACCCTATTGATATTAACGAAAAAGGGGCAAGCCCAATGATATTGGAAGTTGGGTTTTGGGGTATTTCAAACGCTGGATACCTTTATTCAATCAAAGCCATAAATGTAGATTCAAACCCATACCGAATAACAGTTGAAGATACTTTTTTCTCTGGATGTGCACCGACTGGAGGACTTAGGGGAGTTATTTACAAATCAGCTTATAAAGGCTATGCTTTTGCCATTGCCCCTGTTTGGTTAAGCCAATTGGATAATATTGCAAGGGACTACGTCAACAGCATAGAAAAGTCTATTTTATGGCAAAATGATTCAAACGCAATACGAATACCAATTACCGATACCGACACTCCATCAGTTGAAAATTATCAATCCGATCAGGTAATTAACAGCAAAACCGTAAACCTTCAAGAAGATTTTGGAGATAACCCTGGCTGTGACTTGTATCAGCAAAAAACAGACGAAGAAACTGGCGATGAATTGGAGTTTAAACGCTCAGAACTCGCATCTAGGGTTATGGTTGATGGAAAAATAAGCCGAATATATTTCGGTGGATTAGGAGATATAATTTCAGGATTTATTTTAATTTATAGGACATGAAAAAACTATTATTTATTCTGGCTATTTTGTTAATATCAACAACGTGGTCTAAGGGGCAAATATTTAATACCGGGCAAACAATTCCAACAGGAGCAACACCATTACAATCTCCTGACAATGTTTCTTTTTATCTAAACAAGCCAGACACTACTTTGCACGGCAAGCTTGGAAGATTTGGGGGATATGAGTTGTGGTCTGCAAAAAAAATCAGATATATACTTGACAGTTTAGCAAATGCAAAACAGGATACTATAACTTTAACAACTATCGGAGTTGGTGCAGCTACTTTTGATGGACAAAATCTTAACATCCCAATTTACTCAGGGGTAGTATCCGACGCCACAACTACAACAAAAGGAATAATTCAACTAGCTGGAGACTTAAGCGGTACTTCAGCGTCGCCGACAGTTGTTGGATTGGCAGATAAGGCTCCAGCAAGTGGATCTGCTAATTATATTCAGGCATCACCTTCGAATCCTCAAAATGCCAATATTTTAATAAATGGTAATATAACTAGCCGACCATTAGACAACAATTATTCTGTATTTTCAATTCAAACACATAGTAATACGCAATGGCACACAGCATACTTTGAATCTGATAGATTCAGAGGGACAATGCTGTCTCCACTTCCTGTTTCGAATGGAGATTTACTATTTTCTTTATACTCATCTGGATATGATGGAAGCGCACTAAGAGAAACAAGTAAAATAAATTTTGAAGTAGATGGAAATGTATCTAGCGGGGTAGTTCCTTCTAACATATCATTTTATACTACAAATTTACTGGGATTAAGCCAAGTACGAGCAAAAATAAATCAATCTGGAGATTTTATTATTAATAATCTTGCATCTACCAACCCAGAATTGCTTTCACACTCACCAGATGGGACAATAATACCTATTGCAAATGGAACTAATGGTCAAGTATTAAAAATTGTATCAGGTGTTCCTACTTTTGCTGATAATTACTCTCAACAATCCCTTTCAGGAACTAATGTAACATGGAATTTAGCAAATGGTAAAGATGCTACAATAACTCTCACAGGAAATACGGTCATTACATTAACAAATGCCACACAAGGACTAAGTGGTACTCTTTGGGTAACAAATCCATCAACTGTATATACAATCACTTTTGCCGGATATGTAAACTCGATAGATCCATATATTCGGCTTGAATCAAACATGGTTATTACATCGGGTGGAAGTAAATTCGATGACTACACATTTAAATACAACGGTTCAAAAATGAATTGGAACGGAACTTTAGACAGACATTAATATGAAAAAAATACTATTTATATTTGCTTTTTTAATTGGGTTAAATTCTTTTGCTCAGGATGATTTTTTTTGGAGCTATTCACACCCAATAACAAATGATATTATAACATTTAAACCAACCAATACAAGCCCTAGAGGGAGATTTGTAACGCTATCAGGCGATTCGTTACTTTATAAATCTGGTTATCCAGATAGGATAATTTCTGCCGATAGTATTGTCCAAATATTATCAAGCAACGTTTTAGGAGAAACACATTCGCTTGAATCAAATCATAATGATCTTATTAGTTTTGAAATAACATTAGGATATAATCTTAACACATTAGATTTATCTCACGCAAGAAAATTAGAATATGTTGGGTTATATGGATGCTATCTTCGTACATCATTAGGTGAAGATTATCCATTTGGACTAGAATATTTGAATAATCTAAGAAAAATATACTTAGGCGACATAATAGGACAATCTTCTTATAATTTTTATTCAAATCCATTACTAAAAGAATGTCAAATAAATACGAATAACTCTCTTACATCTATAAGTTTTAACAATCCAGCTTTAGAAGTAATGAATGTTGGAACAAATGAAAATTTAACATCAGTATCTCTTGGGACTCCAAATCCACTTACCGATTTTGTATATTTCAATGGTGACAAACTACCCCAATCTGAAGTTGATGAAGTTTTAAAATGGTGTGTTGATGGAGGAAGAACGTCATTTAACGGAACGTGTACTGTTGATTTAAGAGGGTCATTAATGGCATGTCCAAGTTCTACTGGCTTTGGATACGTTGATATTCTATCAGGTAGAGGATGGAATGTGCAAGTTAATAGCTGTGCGGCAAGTCTACCAACCGTTTCGACATTAAACATATCTAATATATCTAAGTATTCGGCAAGCAGTGGAGGAAACGTATCAAGTGAGGGTAGTTCAAGTGTTACGAGTAGAGGTATATGTTTTTCAACATCCATAAATCCAACAATTTCAGGGAGCCATACTACCAATGGAAGTGGACTTGGAAGTTTTATTTCTAACATGACATCACTGTCGGCAAACACAACTTATTACATTCGTGCGTACGCTACAAATTCAGGTGGAACGTCATACGGTAATACTATTAGCTTCACTACTTTAATGGAGCAAACAAATCCAACACTGATAACAAATACAGCAACTTTTATAACAACGATAAGTGCAACTTCTGGCGGAGTAATAACTTCAGATGGAGGTGCTGAGATTATTGAAAAAGGGGTTTGTTTTGATACATCACCAAACCCAAATTATAATAGTTCAAAGACAAATGAAGGTTCTGGAACTGCTAGTTTCACATCTTTGATAACAGGACTATCCCCAAATACAACTTACTATGTACGTGCTTATGCTAGAAACAGAGATTTAATTGGAGGATTTTATGTTTATGTGACTGGCTACGGTCAGGAAGAGGTTTTTACAACCGCTTCAGATGTATCGTGTAACTTGCCAAACGTAAACACTAATACCGTAAACACTATTACGCCATCGTCTGTTATTGGCGGTGGAAATGTGACAAATGATGGTAATTGCGAAGTTATAACAAAGGGTTTGTGTTGGTCAACTTTAATGAACCCAATAATATTAGATTATCATACAACTGATGGAAGCGGAATTGGAGCATTTAGTAGCTCAATAACAGGATTAACGTGTGGAACTACTTATTATATTAGGGCATACGCAACAAACAGTTCTGGAACTGCTTATGGAAATAATGTTAGTTTTATTCCAAACTACCTTAGCTATACAAATACTGTTGCTTTGTCGGCTTATTTTCATAGCGACAATTGTACTAATGGTTATATAAATGGATCGTTTTCTGAAGCATGTCAAGCAATAATAGACTATCACAACCCACTTTGTACGGGAATAAACAAAGGATTTTCAGGGTCTACTTATAGAGTATCATCAGACGCCGTTGGAAGCACTTTGTATAATTACGTAACTGGATGCGCAATGTCAAGCGTAAATGGATACTTGGTAAATATGGATAATGAAAACATATATTATTGCGTAAATGGAGTAATAATATCAATAATAAGCTGTCCAAACACCGTACCAATACTTACAACTGTTTCGATTAGCAATATAACCACTTCGTCTGCCTCGTCTGGTGGAACTGTAACCTCCGATGGTGGAGAAAGTATTACAGTAAAAGGTGTGCAGTGGTCATCGGTATCTAACTTTTCGACTATTTTAGGAAGTACAAATGATGGTTCTGGTTTTGGTGGATTCACGTCTAGTATTACTGGATTAAGTGAAAATACGACATATTACGTTAGGTCTTTTGCTACAAATAGTATAGGTACCGGATATGGTAATACGCAGAGTTTTACAACCTTAAGCAATACTTTAAGTATTGGAGATAATTACGAAGGTGGTGTTATAGCTTATATTTTTCAGTCTGGTGATCCTGGATATGTGTCAGGACAAACCCACGGTATAATTGCTGCAACAAATGATCAAAGTACTGGCATACAATGGTACAATGGTTCTTATGTTATTACGGATGCCACAAGTGAAGGTATATTGGGTGGAGGACTATCCAACACAAATAAAATAGTTTCAGTACAGGGCTCGGGTTCTTATGCTGCAAAACTGTGTTATGATTTAACTCTTAATGGATACTCAGACTGGGTACTTCCAAACATGGGAGAACTTAGAGTTTTATATACTAATAAAAGCTTGATTGGTGGATTTAGTTCAGCTAGCTACTGGTCTTCGTATGAAGGAACATCAATATATGCTGGATTAAAATCTTTTAATAATGGAGATGAACAGACTGGTAATAAGTCTGCTAATTGGATTTACGTTAGAGCAATCAGATATTTTTAACATTTGATAATTAAAATATAATTTATAATTTAGTACTGAATTTTAAACAAAAAAGTTATGTCAGAAGAAGATAGAAACCAATGTCATGCAGATATTATTGAAGAAATAATAAGCAAAAAAATGGTTATTATATATTGGATGATTGGCAGTGCTCTTTTTACATTTCTACTTATTTTCGTATCTATTGCTCTTCCATTATCGGCACAGGTAATTAAAATGTATGAAAAACAATCGACTATGGAGTTGGGCATTAAAGATAAGGTTGATTCTTCTGAGGCATATGAGAACTTTTTACCAAAAGGTATGTATCATCGACTTCAAAAAGATGAACATGAATCTGACCTTGAAGCTATTAGAAATCCAGAAAACGCAGATCTTATTTATATGAAAAATAATAGTAAGGAGGCTGAAAATTTAGGAATAGCATCAAGAAATGCAGAGCCTTACAAAAAGGCATATAATGATAAAGTTAAAAACGAAACAAATTAATACATAAAAACATAATTATGGCAAAATCAGTAGTACTAACAAAAACAGCGGCGGGGAATTATTATATAGTTGAAAAAAATGAAGCCGGAACAACAATTTGCGAAAAACCATTTACATCGGCAGATTTTACCGTGTCATACGCGACTAATACAATAAAATTAGTTCCTCCACAGGGTCACAAGGCGGTTATGGTAGAGTATCATAATCCTGAAGATTGGACTGTTGGTATCGAAACTGGATTTACAACTGTATTACAAGTTGCAGAAGCAATAACAACATTAGCAAATTCATAATATGAAAAAATTATTATCATTTATGATTCTGATGCTTATAGTATCAGTTTCATTTGCTCAACTTGATAGCAATAATCCATACACTAGAAACCAATCTGATGCTAGATATGAAAGATATTTAGGCAAGCCATCTGTTAATGGATATGTTTTAAGTTCAACAACCTCAGGAGTTAGAACATGGATAGCTCCTAGTAGTGGAGGAAGTATGGTATATCCGGCTGGTTCTGGAATACCAATTGTTTTAAGTGGCTCGTCGTGGACAACCACAATAACCGACAACCACCTGAATTGGGATAAGTATAATCAATGGGATGGTGGATCTACTGGACTTACCGCTGCAACTGGAAGAACTTCATTGGGTGGAACAACAATAGGTCAATCAATTTTTACTATGACTAATCCATCTGCAATAACATTCCTTCAGGTAAATGCAAATAATACAGCAAGTTTGTTAAGTGCTTCTGCGTTTAGAACTGCAATAGGCGCAGGAACTTCATCTACAAGTGGAACGGTTACAAGTGTAGCATTATCTGTTCCAACTGGATTAAGCATATCTGGAAGTCCTATAACGGCCTCTGGAACGCTTGCATTGACATTAACTTCAGGATATATCATTCCATCAACTGCAAGCATTACAAACGCAACTACGGCTTATGGATGGGGAAATTGGGCATCTAATTTTGGAACAACAACAGGAACTATTACTCAGGGTAATGATTCAAGACTTAGCGATGCAAGGACTCCAACGGCACATAATCAGGCTCAATCAACGATTACTGTTCTTCCGGATTCTTTGATAAGTAAATACACAAGAAGTCAAAGCGACCGAAGATATGTTAAGGTTGCAGATATGCAAGACCCAGTTCCGCTTATCTACTCAACTGTTGCAACCGCTCAAATAAATGCACAAACAGCAAGTTATACAGCTACAATTAGTGATCTTGGTAAGGAGGTGACAATGAATTCTGCATCTGCGACAACATTTACTATACCTCTATTTTCATCTGTTGCTTTTCCGGTTGGTGCTATTATTAACATAACTAGATTGGGTGCTGGGGATGTTACAATTGCAATTACAGCTACAGGAACGTTACAGTCTGAAAATTCATATGTTAAAATTGGAGCGCAATATACAAGCGTTTCTCTTTTGAAACTTGCAACAAATACTTGGATAATTCGCGGGAGACTAAAAGCATAAGACCATGAAAAGAATACTTTTGATTATACTAATATGCTTTAGCCTGACTTCTTTTAGTCAGTTTTCGTCAATAGGCATTCTTTCGTCAAGCGCAAACAATCAAATAGACCTTACTACTGGGTTATTTGCAGCTTGGAATCTTAATGAAACTTCTGGAACTGACGTAGTTCCGTATGTAGGAACAATTCATGGAACAATATCAGGGGGAGTCACAGTAAACCAAACAGGATATGAGGGGAAATGCTACCTGTTTGGCGGCACAAACGGAAAACTAGATATGACCAGTACGCCGTCGTTAGATTTGGAAAATACAAATTTTTCAATTGGATTCCGAATCAAAGTGGGCGATATAACAGCCGCAAAGTATATACTTGTAAAATCTTACGATGATTATAATATAATCATTAATTCAGATGAGTCGATTGAATTTGGAATATTGGGAGGAGGAACTAAAATTCGAACCCTATATGATTTTATTCCTTTAAACACGTGGACTAGCGTTATTATAACATATAACAAAACTTCTTACTTAACCAAAATTTATATTAATGGCATAGAAGTGTCTAGCGGTACTTTAGATGCTCTTGGAACTACACCTGGAGACAAGTTATTTGTTGGTTCTAATTTTACTGGCGGGGAGTATTTTTCAGGTTACCTTGATCAGCTTTATTTTTGGAATGTAGAATTAACTCCAACACAAGCAGCAGCATGGTAAAATTATTAATAATACTTTTATTAATCTGTAATATTTCGGCAAATGCTACGGTTTATCAAGTTGGAACTGGTGGAAACTTGCCTATACAAAACATTGCATCAATGACATTTAATCCTGACGATCAATTGCTTTTTAAGGCTGGGGAAACGTTTAGTGTTTCAATCACAATTAATCAGTCAGGTACTTCTGGACATCCAATAATTATTGGCAAGTGGGGTACAGGAGCAAACCCAATTATTACAGGATTTACAACTGTAACTTTATGGACAAATCTTGGTTCAAATATTTGGGAAAGCACTAATGCTATTTCTACACTTTCAACCTGCAATATGGTTGCTGTAAATGGGGTTAATACAGCTATGGGTAGATACCCAAATGGTGATGCTATAAATGGTGGTTATCTGACTTACCAATCATGTAATGGAACTACATCTCTAACAAGTTCCAGTTTGACAGGAACGCCAAACTGGACGGGAGCTGAGGCAGTTGTACGAACTTCCAGGTGGACACTTGACCGAGCTACTATTAATTCACAGTCAGGAAGTACAATATCATATTCGTTACCGCAATATGATGGAGTTGATGGATATGGTTTTTTTATTCAGAATGATTCCAGAACCCTTGATGTTCAAAATGAATGGTACTATAACACTTCAACAAAAAAAATAAAGATTTACAGTACGAGTATGCCAACTGGTATTCAGGTCGCAACCATTGATGATCTCTTAATCGTTCATGGAAGTTATATTACTATTGATGGAATTACTTTTTCTGGTGCTAATAGATATGTAGTATATGCTGATACTAACTTATACAATCATGTAACTATTCAAAATTGCAATGTTTTATTTTCAGGAATTATTGGTATCTATTATAAGGGAGATTATCTTACAATAAACAATTGCACTATTTCTGATTCAAACAGTAATGGAATAGAAATGAGTTACTGTAATTATGCAACCCTGACAAATTCAATAGTTCAGAATACTGGTATTCTTACAGGGATGGGTGAAAGCGGAATTGGGGTACGCACTGCTGTCCACGCTGATATGTGTAATAATTTATTAATTCAGTACAATCGGATTATCAATACAGGTTATATAGGACTAAACTTCTATGGAAATTCATGTACAGTTAAAAATAATTTTATAGATACTTTTTGCAAAGTTACTGATGATGGAGGTGGAATTTACACCTATACAGGTGGAAGAACAGCAATGAGTTCTTGCCTGATAGAAAAGAATATTGTTATTAATGGCATAGGTGCAGGGGTAGGCACAACTATTGCCAGAGGACAAGCACATGGTATTTATCTTGATGATAATTCAGGTAATGTTGACATTAATGCGAATACAATAACAAATTGCGATGGGTGGGGCATTTTTCTGCACGACACGCATCATACCATAACATATAATAATGTAAGTTGTTACAATGGCTTAGACTGGAACGGAGCTCAACTATACTTGATGGACGATCTTGGTGACGGAACCGTTATAAATAATAACATTAACAACAATATCCTTGTAGCAAATCCACTTTCATTAGGTACAGGCTATGAAAATGCTCCTATATACATTCGATCAACAGGAACCAATGTATTGAATTTAAACGGGGTAATGGATTATAACTACTATATACAGATTTCAAATCCAAATAATCCTATTCTTTACAGTACTCTATCCTCTGGTGATACTCGTGTCAGTATAGCAACATGGAATGCGTTAACCGGACAAGACGCTCATTCACAAACGTCTCCTTTCGTTATTTCAAGTGCCAGCGATATACAGTTAGTCTATAATAATCAATCAACCACTCAATTAATTGCACTTACGGGTGCTTATCAGTGGAAAGATTTAAGTGGAACAATGTACGATAAAGTTGTTTCAATTAATCCGTATGAATCTAAAATGTTATTTTTAACTACAACTCCAATTTCAACTCCAAGAACAAAAGGAATTAGTGCCGGAAATGGCAAGATGTGGGGTAAGAATGGAATACCTTATGGGATTTAAATTTAAAAATTTTAACAGCCGAAAGGCATAAAACAAAATAAGTATGAAAACAGGATTTTTTCAATCAATCTCAGGAAATAACAGCAGTTCAAGGCTAATTGCTTTTATCGTTGTAATGATTTCACTTGCATTTACCGGATTTGTTTTATGGTCTGGATTATCAAAAGATAACCCCGATATTTTAGTTACGACTACAGCAGCAGGAACTTTATTTTTACAAGTGGCTGGATCTGCAATGGCGTTTGTATTTATTCAGAAAAAAACAGAAGTAAAACAAGAGGCTAAAAATGAAAACACTTGATATTTTTTCAAATAAAAAGTTTCAGGTTTTAAATCTAATTATAGCTTGGATAATTATTATTCTGATGATTTCCAGTTGCCGGTCAACAAAAAAGATGACCGAATCAACTTCGGTAACTTCCGATAAAACAGAAGTTGTGCAAAAATCTGACGTAAAAGAAGAAGTTAAGGTAAATAACGATAAAACCACTTATCGGAAAACAACCATTACCGAAACCGAATATTTAACGCCAGAGAAGCCCACAAATAAGCCCACAGAAGAACTAAAGGACGAAAGTGGACTAACTGAACAGCAAAAGCCTGAAAGTGTCGTTAAATCGACAAAAGTTACCATCATTGAGGAGGGAACGAAAGACAATACCGTGGTTGAAACAAAAAAAACTGATAATTCAGAAATAGCGACTAAAACAGAAGATCAAAGTAAAGTTGAAAATTCAACGGTTGAAAAGAAATCTGTACCGATTCCCTGGTGGCTAATTTTTGGAATGTTAGCATTAGTTTTTGTGACTTTTGTCTATTTTAGTAAATCTGGTTTTGGCTTGGTTGTGAAAACTTTTATTAAAAAACTATTTGTATGAAACTAAGCGATAATTTTACGCTCGAAGAAATGTGCGTAACAAGCACAGGACTTGAAAACATACCAAGCAAAGATCAAATTCAAAACCTTGCCGAACTTGTTAAAAACGTGCTTCAACCGCTTCGTAACATAGCCGGATCAATCCATATTAACTCAGGATTCAGAAGCCAACAAGTAAATAAAAAAGTCGGTGGTGTTCCATCAAGTCAACATACTACTGGAGAAGCTGCCGACATTTCAGGTTCGGATAATGCAAGACTTTTTAATATCATCCGCGAAAAGTTCATTTTTGATCAATTAATTTGGGAGGGAGGAGACGATAATCAACCAAAGTGGATTCATGTTTCGTACAAATCTCAGGGAAATCGAGAAGAAGTTCTAAAGATGCGAAACGGGAAGTACACAAGAATGTAACTCAAACAATCCCTTACCAAACTAACGATAAGGGATTGTTGCTTTAATACTTTGATAGTTGAACTAAAAAGGTATTTTGACTTTCAACTTAAAATCTCTTTCAAGTTTTTCATTTATAGCCTGACTAATGAATCTTTGCTTATTTAATTTTAGCTTAGTCATTAGTTCGTTAATGTATTCATCTATTCTTATTCGCTTAGTAACCTTGTTCATGGGTATTTACATATAAATTTGCCGTACAAACATTCGTATATAAACTAGTTATAGGTTATTTAAACGGATCGCCTCAGCAACATCTTTTAGTGCGGACAATTGTTGTCTTTTATCTGACCATTTACTTAGTAGTTGAATCATTACTAAATAGTCACTTTCACTTGGACTTCGATTGTATCTACTAAAATCGTCAACTTTATTTTCTAAGGCTTGCATTTCTGCCTTAATTACTTCGATTTGAATTTTAATTTCTTCCATTTTATTTTGTATTAAAGTTTATAATTTGTCAAGTCTTTTGTTCAATAAACTTGACATCTTCCATATCGTAGTACCTTATCCTGTTATCGTTATCTATAAAAACAGAAATAGTACCAAGTATTGATTCAAATGCTTCACCTTCTTCTCCGGTACTTATTATTTTGACTCTTGTATCAATTGGGTAACTTTTATAATCGCTCATTGATTTTAGTTTATTTCTTTAAAAACTCGCATCATTCGGTCATTTAAATTTTTAGGAACTTCAATTTCGAGCGGATACCAGTTCTCAAAGAACTCAACTTCTTCGGGCGTTTCTGGAAACTTTTCAAATTCAGGAATCCAGATATATCCAAGATAGTTTTTATCAACGTGCATTCTATTTGCGGCTTTTGCTTGTTCAATTTCGTACAGCGACAATTTACCTGTACTTACAATTTTACCTCCATAAGTGGCTAAGAAGTAAAACAAATCTTCCATTTTACGCATGATTTTTATTTTTATGAGTGAATAATAAACAACCTATAACTTCCGCTATAAGTCAAGTCGGGTAGTATCGGTAATTCAGCATTTCAATTGTCTATAACGTTCGTGCGGCCCGACAGTACATCGGTACTTAACCCGCCCTGCTTATAGCTCTCAGCGTTAACGGCAAGGCTATTGCGCTACTCAAAATCAGCGGGTGAATTTTTAGCCTTAGTTTTATCATTCCCCTGTAAATATCCAAGACAGAAAACCTTGCACATATTCAGGCATAAATGATTATTATTTGGAGTATCGAAATTTGCCTGAGATGAAAATAGTTCGACTAAATTATTGTCTGTTACATCTGACGTTGTAATTGCCAGAAAATGAGTGGAAGTGTTAAAAAGTACTCTGTATTTCATTGTGTTTTTATTTAGTTTCGAGCTTTTAGATGCGGAAAAGCTCTGACCGCTAACTTGCACTACCCGTCAATTGCCGTATGGTTGGTTTGCGAGTGTTTCAGCCCGCATTTTCATTCGTGTAACTTGACAGGAAAACTCTACGCATCGGCAACTGCATATAGTTCCGTCCGTTATTTCAAAAAGGAATATGCTCTCCGTCTTTGTCGTTTTCATAAAAGTTTACGTTTGGTTTAAACTGTCCGGTATTGGACGTAATTACCGGTTCTGAATAAATTGATTCATCCCAAAACCTAGTCATATCATCATTAGCCTTAATTTCAAACTTACCACACCTTCCACGTCTGTGCTTACCAAATTTAAGCCAAAATTCTTTATTATTTTCATCACCGTCAATATATGGAAACAAAACTATATCTGCATCTTGTTCTAAGCTTCCAGACTCCCTTAAATCACCAAGAACAGGTTCTTGACTACTTCTTTTTTCAATATCTCTATTGAGTTGGGCAAGTGCCATAACTGGAATCCTACATTGAGTTGTAATTTGCTTTAAATTTCGGCTTATCTTGCTTATTTGCTGCTCTCTATTGGCCTTTTCTTCTTCTGGTGGAATAATTTGCAAATAATCGGCAAAAACCATCGAGCATTTTCCATCTTTTACATTTTTTTTGGTGTTTGACTTTATTTTGCCTGACTTAATATCTGATTTATCATACCAAATTATGGGTAATCTTTCAAGGACTCCGACCGCGTTGTTTATTTTAACCCAATCTCCTTCGTCAAGTTTTCCATCCCTTAGGTTTGTTCTGTTTATGTCTGCTTCTCCGGCAATGATAATTCGAAACAAATCCTCTGAAAGCATTTCATACCCATAAACATTACACCAAAACCCAGCCTTTGCAGCAACAATAATAAATTTCAGCATTAAAGATGTTTTACCAACCCCAGGCCTTGCCGCCAAAATTATAAAGTTTGGAGACTTCCATCCTCCGGTAGCCTTATCAAGTTCATAAAATCCTGTCGGTATCCCAGATAGTTCATTTTTTTTAGCCTTTTTGTAATCTTCTTCAATCTCTTTTAGTGTACTTTTTGCCACTTCTTTTGATGTTTTTCCCTCGGATGAACCATTCATGCCATTGTTGAGTAAATCTAGCTCAGAATCCATCAAAGTAAGTAAATCATCCACGTCCTGAGTATCATCGTAAGCCAATGTTTGAATTTTGGTTGAAATACGAATTATTTCACGCTGAATAAATTTTTGTTTAATAATCCTTGCGTGAAATTCTATATGTGCAGCACTAGCTACTTTTGATGTTAAGCTCATTATCGCCATAGGGCCACCAACAACATCTAAAAGAACTTTATTCCTTAATTCGTTTGTTATTATCATCGAATCAGTTCTTTTATCCGATTTATGAAGCAATTCAATTTCATTGAAAATAATCTGGTGTTCGTTTTTATAAAATGACTTAACGCTCAAAATATCACTTATTTTGTCATAAGCATCATTCTCTAAAATTAATGCACCCAGAACAGCTTCCTCTAAATCAATGGCCTGTGGTGGAATTTTACCATGCACTGATTGATCTGCTACCATTTGTTTTCTGTGTTTTTAGGTTTTTCTTTTGGCTGAAGGCTTTCATCTTCATACCTACGCCCACTTAACCATCCCTGAGCCATTTTTGGAGTTAATCCTTTTGATTCAATATCGACCCTTTGTTTTGATTCTAACTCAGCAGCCCTATATATTTTTTCGCAAAGCTTTTCAGTTAGCACGGGAATGTCTAACCATGAATCAGCAGCCTCAGCCCTTCCTTTTTTGTAATTGAATTTTTCCCAGAATATTTTAAAAGTTTCAAGCCTCTTACCTTTCAATTCTCTTTTTTTCTTTGTAATAAGAACTTCTACTTTTTCAATTTTTACCGGAAATTCTAAAGGAATTTCGGGAATACTATTATTATTTTCTTTTCCTTTCCTTTCCTTTATAGCATTGCCTTCGCATTCTTGTCGCAATGCGTTCGCATAGTTTTTTTGTGCGTTCGCATTATTTCTATATTTTTCCCATCTATAAGTTGCTGATTCTTTGGCCTTATTTGATTTTTGTGTTCTTTCGTTTAATCTTCTTTCAACACTTAAAGAACCAAAAGTTTCACCATCAATAATAAATAAATCAAACCCATTTACCACATTTTCAACAATATTTTTAT